GGCCAAACAAAAAACCCGCGCATTGCTGCATGGGCCTTTTGTTGATCCGGCTACTAGCCGATGAAAACTTGGGGTCTTCATAGACGATAGTAGCCGGATCAAAGGCTTGCGTCAATTGATACCCCTCGGGATAACTCCCCGCAAGGTCTATCAAGTGCGTAAGCTGGGGATAAATTCATCTATTCGCCGGGCACGTTGGGGTTTTCGAGCATGTGAGACTGCATTGATGGGTTGCTACCCCCCCCCCGTCCGATGGTCATGCCCCGCGATGACCTCCCCCTCGGGCAAGTCTCGACAATCCGGGCATGCGCTTTTTGTGCCTAGAAAGATCAAATGCGAGCCGGGGACGTTGAGCTCTTTGATGATCTGATCCCTCGGGTCTTTTTCAAGGTCTTCGATGGTGATGCCAAGATACCGGCAAGCATCTTTGACCATGTCGAGCGTCTCTTTGACGTGCATGATCGCGTCGGCTCTTTTGGTAGAGAAATGCACATGATACCCGCATTCACGGTCACCGACAAAGACGCTGTCTTCATCGCATCCCGTGATGATTTCATCGTATTTGTTGAAGTTGTCCATATGTTTACCCGTTCAAATGCTTTTCTAGGCTCTCGATCTTGTGGCGTTGGGCCTTGATGGTCTCGTTGGCTTGCCAGTAGGCCAAGCCGGTATTGATGAGCTTCACGAGGGTGGTCTTGCCCAAGAGGCGGGCAAAGATGACCGGTTGCTTGGCAATACGCTCAAGCTCGTGGCGCATGAGGATATTATTTTTCATAAAAGATCAAATAAATTGGGCAAATGTTTAGCAGTGATCCCCGCCTTGATACGCACACCCACGTCCTCGGTGATCTTGAGGTCGTCGGCCTGCTGTCTCAAGACCCAAGGCGCGGCGGCGGTCGTGTCCGCAATGACCGGCATCTTGCCGAAGGCGGTGGCTTGAAAGGTGCCATCGTGGCATCGGGTGACCATGACCCCGCCAATGGCGTCGATATTGGTGCAGGTGTGCCCCTCGGCCGTCTTGATAACGATCTCAAAGCCATTGGGCGATGAGACGGCAATATTCGTGTCCATAGGGTTATTTGAGGGCTTTGAATAAAGCGGCGCGCACGCCATTGATGAGGGTGGCCAAGGCTTCGGCGGTGTCGCCATAGCCGACGGTTAGCTTTTCGCCGATATAGCTGGCATGGCTTGGCTCATCGGTGAGAGCAAAACCAAAGGCACCGCGTCGCATAATCGAGACAAACAGGTCGTCGGGTTGTAAACCACCCTGTGCCTTGAATACCCCCGGTACGTTACCGTATTCGTGAGGCAAGAGGCAAAAGAGTAGGTCGAAATGCGTGCCAAGACCATCCGTCCACGAGATAAAGGCGGTCTTTTAGTGGATCAAGAGCTCGGCCACAAGGTCAATGGCGGCGTCCGAGCTCGTGACAAGGCCATAGCCGTCAAAGGCGCCATCAGTTTGAGGCTTTGATGAGCTCATAGCAGGTGCGGCAATAGACGGTCGGCGGCTTTTCTTGGGCTAACCAAAGCCAAAGACGGATCAATAACGGGGCTTTGCGGGTCTTGCCGCAACCCTTACAAGTAAAAAAAGCGGACATAAATGATGTTGTAAACGGCGAGTGAGAGGATCGAGACGACAGCGATCAACTTGGCCACGTTCGCCGGTGAGGGCTTAGGCTGGCCTTGGTTGGGCTTGTCGTCCTGTTTTGGGGTCTCGGTAGGCTTTGGGGCAACCGAGCGCATAAAGCGACCATTGCGGGCGTCACGCACGGCGTAGCGAGACATTACGGCGATGGCCTTTGGGGAGTAGGTACCGCATGCGAGTGAGTAGTTCATGTGTTTTTTGGTATTCGTGGTTATGTCCACCACCCCATTATACCAACGGCCGGCCGTTGACGCAAGCGTGCTTGTGGATAACACAAAAAAGCCCCTAGGTTGAGGGCTTTTTCATAGTCATGTTGGCCATTCTAGCGCCAATTGGTTGGGCTCAACCTTGAGAGCTTCGAGGGTGCGCATAATGTCCAAGTCGGACATGGGCAACCACCCTACACGCTCACCAAGGTGAACCGAGATTTGGCAATGTACGATACCGGCATCGCTCAAGTTCACGAGCTCGACAAAGGTGTCGGGCTCGAGGGCGGTCGTGAGTACCACCTCGGGATTGCCTCGGATATAAACCTTCACGCCACCCCCTTCATCTTCACCCTCTCGCGATGAAAGTCTTGCAGACGCCCCCGTTGCGGGTGCGGCACCAAGAGCCAAAGGTCGAGGGATTGCTTGCAATAGTCCGAGCAAATCGAGTGTGTCACGAGTTGCCCCGGGCTTCGCTCGGTCTTGAATTCTCTTTTGCAAGAGACGCAATAATACCGGATTGTCATGAGAACCTCCCGGCCATCACGATGATGGCGGTAAAGAGGACACCGTGTTGACGGGCGCAAAGGATGATTCCCTTGAGGGCGTCGAGGATGAGCTTGATGGTTTGCATTCGGCCTCCCCCTTCATTGTGCCTCAATCATCATCTTGGCGAAATACGAGGGATAGGATCAAAGCGGCGCAAACCACGATCGCCATAATGATGTTCATGGTTTTCTCCGATGCTGGCAATTGCTTGCCGTTGTAGCTTGATCTTTTCGCACCGCTCCGAACAAACGGGGCGATGTTCTGAACGATGCAAGGGTTTCTCTTTTCTGCACACGGTGCAAACTCTCATCAAAACGGTACTCCTTTGAAACCGTGAAATTTGTCACGGGTTGATTAGTGTGAGCGCGTAAGCACGGGACGGGTGGGGATGTGTCCCGGCTGTATACGCGGCCCACGGCTGACAAGGTTTCGAGCACGCTAATGCGACTGATCGCTTTGTTGGCACGCGACAATCAATCACTCGCAACCTTGCCCACCGTGAGCCGTGATACCTACCGCCTTCGATCGCGCATGCGTGTATGGCACATGCGCAACCATAGGCGAAAAGCATTTTGTGCGAAACGCCACCCGTGACCTTTTTTGTTATGCGGTGGGTCTTCACCGCCGTATGTCCTTATCGGTGAGCTTTACCGTCGTGACGCGTTCATTGATCCCCTTTCGGGGCTAGCCGGCGAGTAATTCGGTCGGCTTTTTACTAGCGTTTTTGATAGGTGAGCGCAATAAGAACATGCGGCGGGAGCGGTAGGGTGTCGCCTCCATACAGGGGCCACACCACCGCATCGCATTCGACGCAAACGAGGGCGCACCGTCACGTCTATTTCAATGATAGCAGAAAATTATTATTACCCTGTGTACTCGGTTGGATTGAGGTTTTCACGAGCCTCTTGGCGGCTCTTGATGCCACCGTCTTTGATCTCGTGGATGTAAGCGACACCGCCATCCGGCAAGGGCACGTCACGCACAAGGTCATTGAAAACGTAGAGCTTGCGAGGCAAGGCGAGCTTGCCCTCGATAAACTCGACGCCGCTCAAAGTGAGCTTGTGACAAGCATCGGCGTTGCTCTCGATGAGCCCCCAATATTTCAATTGCGAGTAATTGCAATAAACGGATCGGCCGAGGTTGGCCATGTCATTGGCCGTAATGCGCCCGCCGAGCTCATACATGCAACGCAATGCCTTGATATGAGCCTTTGAGAGTGCGATAGACCGGACATAGACCGATTGCGTGCAGGTTGGGCACTCGATCGAGCGCGTCGGGTCGGTTAGCTCAAAACCATCCGGGAGCCGGTACTTCATAATCATAGAGCTTGCTGGATATTGGCCCCGAATAAGATGATGATGATCGAGACGAAAACCACCGCAAACAAAAGGGCAAGACGGTAAAGCATATGGTTATTTGAGGACGACCTTGGGCGCCTCGCTTGTGATGAGCAGGTTGACCGATGATCCGTCGCTATTTGAGAGTTTGGCATTGATCGCGTGCATGGCGTCGCCTTGGTCGGCGAGCTGACGCAATTCGTTTGTCGTGATGCGTGCCGTCACCTCGCGAGCATTGTAAAAGTCGACGATGAGATTATAGAGCTTGACCATGGCCACGGCGTTCACCAACAAAAGACCAAGAATAAAGACCATTATCAAGAAAATATTGGCTTCCATATTATTTTTTTGATGCCTTTGGTGGCTTCGGTACCTTTTCGAGCTCATTGCGCAATCCTTCGAGAGTTTCAACCATTTTTTGCATGCACTCCATACGGGTCTCGTGCACTTTGGCATCGCCCCAAAAGGCAATGCTTGAAGCGTACATAATCATGCCAAGAGCGAGGTTGATCGCTGAAAAGAACGTAAAGCCCTCGGTGGCGAGCGATGCGCCACTTGCGAGCAATACGATGAATGAGATGGATGAACCAAAGAGTAACGAGATAAGCGATGTTTTCATAATGGGGTTATTTGGTGAGTTTTATAATGGGTTTCTGCACTTCGGTGACTTCGATGCCGGGGATCGAGACGCCGGCCTTCACGGCTGCGTTGATCTTCTTTTCATCGAGGCACCAATATTGTTTGGGCACCTTCTTTTCATCTTTGAGCGTCCACTCGTATGATGTACGAAAGTGAGTTTTGCCGCTCATGGTCTCGACTGATCGAGGCGCTTCGGCACTGATGCCGTGATGCGCTTCGGCAAGGTCGGCGAGGGCGACGGTGTCCCCTGCTCTCATGGCCTTGCGTGCCTCGTCCTCAATAGCGAGACGTTTGGCTTCGTTAGCCTTGAAGGCATCCGAGTTGCGCCATGTAACGATCGCGTCTTTGACGTCATTCTCGGCCTGCTTGAGAGGCTTGAGATATTGGCCAAAGCCGTCATTGATCCAGTCGATGACCTTATTCAATGGTGCGGTCTTTTCTTTGCGGGCGCGTTCCAAGATATTCCAGCGCTCGCGAACCTGCGCCATGAATTCGGAGGCGCGGGCTTCATCGTCCGCGCTCTCAATCTTTGAAACGAGTGGGGCTTTGGCGAGGATTGGCGCCACGTCTTGCGATATGGCGTCAATCTCGGCTTGGTTGATGGTCTCCATACTAGAAAGGGATTGTATCGAGCGGCATACCTTCTGGGGCTGGGCCAGTGTCCCAACTCTCGGCAAGTTCGGCCTTGGCCAGCGTTGCATCATACTCGTGCACGTTCATGGATGCCTTGCATCCTTTGGCCGTGTAATTGCTGCAACCATAGAACGGGCCTTTTGATCCGTTGCGCTGCTTCATCACGCCGCCACAATCGGCAACCGTGCAAAGCACTTGAGGGCCATCATTGACGGGCACGGCCTGCTTGACCTCTTGTGCTACCGGCTCGGCTGGCTTTGGTGCCTCTTTGATTGGCGCTGTCGGCGTTGGCTCTTGTGGTGGCTGATCGAATTGGTCGGGTGACATGTCCTCGACGTCTTGAGTGAACAGGTCGGACATACCCGTCACGCGGATGATGCCATCCACGAATGCGGATTTTTGCGCCATCTTGATGGTTTTATTGAGAGCGAGCGGATCAAAGACCGGTGCCTCCGGGATGCGCCAATAGGTATATGGCTTGCCGGTGCTCTTTGATTTGCCAGCAAATGGGCCTTGGCACGTCTCTTTGTCCTCATTAGTGAGACCATTGAATTCGGTCTCGAAGATCATGCGATACGAGTTGCGCTTTTCCTCAATGAATGAGGCACCGCGCCCCTCACCTTTGAAAACTCCGGCGCTTGTGACGATCGCCTTATAAGCAACGTATTGGCGACCGGATAGCGTGGCGCCGATGGCCTCCATCGTCTCGCGGTCGATCTCAAACGAGACGGCAAGGTTGAAGATGGCGGCGAGCTTTTCGGCACCCGGCTTGCCGAGGCTTTGCTTGACATGGCCGTTGTCGTCCGGCTTTGCGCCCGGGATTGAGTAGACGTCCACGCCAGTGATTAGGATTGGCTTCACTCGGTCGATAACGTGTTTGCGGTTGGCGAGCATGATGTCGACACGCATTTGCATGTCGGTTTGTGATTGGGTCACAAGCTCATGGGCGCCTTGTGGGATGTTTGCGAGTTCTTGGGATTCCATAGGGTTATTGGTTGGCTATTTCGTAATCAATTTTTTGGCACGCGAGACAATCTTTTTCTTGGTCGAGCTCTCGGCGGCAAGTTTTGCATCCGCTCGAGCTTTGGCCGATAGGCGACCGAGCATTTGAAAATGGGCTCGGCCCTTCTTCTTGAGGACGGCCTTGCCGCCCTTGGACGAAATGGGGTTTTTCATCATAGGTTTGTGGTTTCATACATAGATCACGGGGTTTGATGTGGATTAGTGAGTGCATTATTGAACGGCCGGCCGTTGCTGTCAAATGGTCGGTGTGGATAAGGTGATGATCCCCTTTTTATTTATGCTTGGCGGTAAATAAAAACACCGCCAAAACGGCGGCGCTTTTATCCAATTGATCCCCAATAACTCGCACTCCAATCTTATGTCAAAGTCACTGAAACGTCGATGGTGAGCGATGTGAGCACGCCCTTGTCCACGGTTGGCGTGAACAATACGCGGCTAAACAATTGCCCCGTGTCTGCTGATCCCGTGCCGTCAATGAATAGACCGCCCTCGGTATATGAGCCCGTCCCAACACCCGCCGCAATGAATGAGGTCAAATATGCGATGTTATTGACCTGCACGGCTGACGTGATGTCTTGGCGATAGGTCTCATTGTCCAAGACCGTGTCGCCATTGGCTGGCACGACGGTGCCGTCGCCAAGCGCCACCTTGTTGATCTCGCCGGTATAGGTCACGTCACCGACCAGCAAACGAGCCAAGACGGCGCGCCCTACGGTTGGCACGAGATTGGTGAATTGCACCTCGCGGACAAGCGCCTCGCGCTCATAATCTTTGATAAGCGCCTGCAAAAGCTGATGATGTTGAGCTCGATTGCATGGGGCCACTCTTTCGATTGGGTTTTTGTCGACAAAGTCCAAAATGCGATTGTACTTTTCGGGAGCCTTTTGAGGGTCTGACACTTTGAGTGTGTAGACCCCTTGCGGCTTGATTGATTCGTTTATGTTCATACTAGGCAACTTGTAGCGTGGTAACGGTGCCAGCATAGCCGGATTGTCCGATTTCGCCGTTGGTATTGGTTGAGCCTCCCGAGGCGACACCGCCAGCACCAGCAGAACCGGCGACAACGGACGTGGTGAAAAGGCCAGCGCTATAACGATACATGACGAAGATATACCCGCCATTGCCCGCACCTCCACCACCTCCACCCGTGCGATTGGTGCCATTGAGACCTTGGCCACCGGCGCCACCATTTCCACCGTTTGCTTGAAACGCGATTGTGCCGGTTATGGCATTAGCAGCAAAGAACAAAAAGCCACCCGGTGCACCCGCACCACCTCCGCCACCACCCGAGGGTGTGCCGGCACCTCCCGGCACCTGACCACCACCACCGCCGCCCGAACCCGGTGCAACCTGCAAGGCCACCACCGTGCCACCGGAGAAATGAAACCAGTCGCTCACTTCGATTGTCGACTTTGGCAACCACTTGATTGATGTCGTGACCGTGCCCGCCGCGCCTTTATTCGATAGATAGCCACCGCCAGCGTTTGCGCCACGGCCACCATCGGCGCCCGGGTTTGAGTTAGGGCCAAGTGTTGCCGATGATCCATTTTGGCCCGACGCTGGGCCGGTATCGTAATCGGATTGTCCGCCGTCACCTGATGCGGCTGGGGCTGGCACGGTATAGCCCGGCGTTGGGGTACCTGCTGCCCCACCAGCGCCACGAGTGCCACCGTCTGACGTGTTACTATTGCCCCCCGTTGTCCCATTGGCACCGTTATTGCGCACGGTACCAGTGCCCGAGACGACACCGTTCGCATAAATACGATAGCCACCCGTGTCGAGTATGGCGCTACCACTAAAAACGATGTTTGTCGCAAAGATGTTACGCAAAGCCGTATAAGTCGCACCCGACTTTGAGAAAAGTGTGCCGTAGGTATTTGTCCCATCCAAAGCAAGCGCACCATCCGAGCCGTCACCAAAAACATTTGAATTGACGCGCTGATTGTCTTTGTCGATGAGCATCTCGGTTGTCGAGATAGCGAGGCCAACCACGAGCGGGATGGTGCCTTGAGTGGTTGAGAGTGCACCGGCCGTGTCGCTCAAATACACGTTTGACCCGGCCGTGAGACCGCTCAAACCCTGCACAATCTTGCCCGGTGCGAGTATCGGGTTTTCGTCGTTAGCGACACCACTCACCAAAGCAATACCAACAAAGGCATCGACGTGCGCCTGTGTGGCTGCTGATGCCTTCCAAACCTTGCCGTCTGCCGCCTTGAGATAGAGCGCTTGACCCGCCGTTATTGTCTCGCCGTAAGTATATGCAGGGTTTAGCGTGAAGTCATTGAAGTCCTCGGCTGTCACCTGCTCGCCGGCAACTTTTTGCGTTGGGTATGTCATAGATCAATAATATCACGCATCCGCGATCGTGACCTCCCATTCAATTGTAAGTGATTCGCTCCCCGTCTTGGTGATGTTGATGGCGACACGAGACGAGAGCGTGCCCGTGCCAATCGTAAGCGATCCGCCCATGAAAAGGCCGGCCTCTCGATAGGTGCCAGTCGTTTCTGCTTGATTGAAAAAACCGGTAAGGCGGACGACATTGTCCACGTTATTGCCGGATGCTAAAGCGTTGCGATAGACCGGCGTTTCGAGTGCGGTGTCTCCAACAACGGGAGCGGTCACACCACTCCCAAGCTCAACATAAGAAATGCGAGGCGAGACGGTTGCGTCCCACATAGCATTTGCGATTTGAGCACGGCCGACCGTGGTCGTGACATTATCAAAGACTTTTTCGCTAACCTTAGCTTTTTTATGATAGGCACCAAGCGCCTCAATGAGAGCGCTCTTGATGTTCTCGCCACCGATCGCAAGCAAGCGATTGACCTCGGCATATTCATCCGGGGCTTTTGATGGATCGCAAACGATAGCGCGGATGCGTCCCTTGGTGCTCAAGTTACTTTTGAGCGTCGTCTTTGCTTGGGAGTTCTTGAAAACGTGGGTTGTCTTCGAGTTTGATAATTTTGGCATCATAGAGATATTGAACAAGGTTTTGCTCGGGAGCTGCGAGAATGTTAGCGGCGCGGTCTTCGATGAATTTCTTTTTGAAACTCTCTGACTTCATTAGCTTATCATTTTTTGACTTGAGACCATAAAAACGATTGTCGTCTTTGTAGATAGACAAAAACTTGATCCAGTCCTCGAGCGTCCCTTTGTTATCCCCTGAATATCCGGCCTTTATCATTTCCTCGGTCAAAATAGACTTGCGGAGCTCGTGAGCCTCTTTTTGTTTTTGCGTGTCGATGGCGATTTGCTCGGCGGTTTGTTTAGCAGCCAACCATTTCAAAACAAACTCTTGACGCATGAGGGCATCGAGTTCGGCCTCGCTCAAGGCGTTGAGATTGAATTCGTCCGCTCGGAGCCTGTCACAAAGTTCATTATAGTCTTGTACAAAATTACGCATAGGTTTTTGGGTTTGAATTATTGCCCAATCATAACAGAAAAAGCACCACCCGTGTGGGTGATGCTTGTGGATACTTATGCGTTATACGTTGCGGCGTTTTCTTGGACGTGAGCCGCTTCGGTCTCGGCGCACTCGTTTGCCATGGTCTCAATAATCGCTCGACGTGCCTCAATGGCGGATGCAATAGCCTCTTGGTCTCTCTCGTCCTCTTGGACACTCTCGAGGGCTGTGAGTGCAAGCGTGGCCTCATCCAGCGCATCCCGATAGCTCTCGGCAATGACGGCGAGCTTGGTATCAAGCTCATTGTTTTTTTGGCCAATAAGGTCGAGGCGAGCCTTTTCGGCTTCGGCCTGTTCGATCTTGGCGGATGCGCTCAATAGAGCGTCAATTTGTTCTTGGTTGAATTCCATATGATTAGAATGAGACCTGACGGATGACCGCCCATGTGTCGGCATTGCCTGAATTGTTTTGCGTTGCGCCAGCCCAGCCCATAAATTCGACGTAATCGCCGGCGGTTAGGCTATACTCGCCGAAAACTTGCGCAAATTCTGGGTTGCCTGCATTAGCCCCCGTGGCCTCTGCCAAGATAGTCGAGCCATTCAACCTAACGCGCAAGCCCTTTGCCGCATTCGCATTGATACGGATTTGGCCAAAGAATTGATATTTTCCGGTAGATGGTACCGTGAACCGACTTGGATTGGTGCTGTTATCGTGAAATGTCGAAGTGTCATAATTCTCAAGGTTGAAGTTGAGCACGACCCATGACGTTGTGATTGACTGCGCTGCGTTCTGGTAAGCACGGCATGAAACGTCCGCACTTGCAGGCGTTCCCCAAGTCGCATCACCGCGTAAAAAGACGCTTGTCGAATTTGGTGCCTTCGGGACATAGCCGTGTTTTGTCGTCGAGACGTCATTTGTCGTGTTGTCCGCGAGGGTTTGCTTGGCCTCGGTCACGGCACCGTCATTGATCTTGGCGGTCGTGACGGCGCTATTGGCGATCGTGGCGGCGAATGAGCCGGTACCAGCACCCGTCACGTCACCGGTGAGGGTGATGGTTTGGTCGCCGGTATTGGTGCCGGATAGCCCGAGCGATGTCTTGAAGTTGGCGAGCGTAATCTTTTGAGCCAACGGGGTACCACCCGGATCGGTGACGGTAATCACCAAATCCGTCGAGATGATCGACGTGGCGGCGGTGAGGTCGGTAAATTTTACATTGGCCATAGTGTGAGGTTACTCTTGAATAAATATATCACCGTTCTCGGCAAGGTACGAGCCTGACCCATCCTCGAGCTCATACTCGTACGTCACACTTGAGGCACCAAGCGGCGAGCCGTCCAAGATAAACGGGCGATTTGGATCGGCGAAGTTAGCCGGATCATAGGGGGCATACACAAAGATGGTGCCGTGATCCAGCTCATCATTGAACACCTCGGCCGTGTCGATCTGCTCGGTTTGCAAGTTGATCTCGCCGAACGTCCACGCATCCGCGCTGTTCACGGTCTCGGCGAAGTCTTGAACAAGGTCGATGCTTTCATTCTCATTGATGACAATTTGCTTGCGCTGATTGCGTAAAAGGCCAAGCAAATACTCGATAATACCGAACGAGCGCGTCGTCACGATCTTGGCATTATAGAAAAATTCGGTCGGGCTTTTACAAACAAACCGAAGGGATTGGATCAAAAAGGTCTCATTGATCCCGCGTGCTGTGACATTGATGCCGAGCTGTTGGCCAGCGCGTAGCCCGGTTGTGTCGGTCACAAATTCACCCTCGACCAAAGCCTCGCGGTAATTACGCAATTCGGCCGTGGCACGGTCACGCGCGCCCTCTTTGGTAATGATGGATTTGTCCTCGATGACCACCTCATAGATGCCGTATTGGGCAATTGATACCGGGTCGCCCTTCTTGACGATAACCGGGATCATTGGATTACCCGTCATTTTCACGACATGCGTGGCGGCTGGCTTGGTGGCTGTTTTGAATTTGAGCGTCTTTTCTTGGTACGAGTAAAGACAATCGTAATCATCGGGGTTGTTGAGGTTGTCCACGCCAACGGTCTTTGATACGGCATTCACCGTTACCGAGATGTTTTTGATGCGATAAGGCGAGCGATAATTCAACGCCGTGCCGTCGGCAATGACTTCATAATCCGTTGTGCTGCCTTGATATTCACCACCTCGGACAAAGACCTGATTGCGCAACGTGGTGATGTCATTGCTATATTTGAGAGTGTCCCAAATGAAATTGAGCGAGGTGTCGGTCAAGGCAAATGGCGCTTGCAGTGTCGCCGGTGCATGAAAATAGACGACGCGCGTCGGGTCGATGTACCAATCATTGCCGACCACGTTTGCGATTTGGCGGATGGCCTCGGATACCTGCTCGTAATTGAATTTGACCGACCCGAGCGTGATGGCGTCCGCGTCTTGGATGCCTGTTTGCGCAAAGTAGGTGCTCGCTTGGACAAAACGAATATCGTCGAGCGTCACAATGGCGCTGCCGCTACCGTTGGCTGTGACACGATATTGGCGTTTCAAGATAGTCGCCCAATCCGGCGAACCCGTGGCGACGAATGCCGATTTGGCGATGGTGAGCTCTTGCCAGCCATCGACAAAGCCCGATGAGATGGTCGCTTCATAGTAATTCGTGTATGTCGCACCGGCATCCCCACCAAAGCGCACGCGGATGCTGGCGACATTGGTCGCATCCTCGATGTAAGCAAAAAATTTGACGAGGTCGGCGGATACCGTGGCCGTGCCGTCTGCAAAGGTTGAGGCATCGAGAGCGCTCTCACGGCGGGCGGTGGCCGTGCTGCTCACCGTGGCCGTGAATTTGCGGGCCTGCGATCCATAGATGAATTGGCCGGCGGTTGTGTTAGCGCCAACGGTACCGTCCTCGGTTGTCCATGTCTCGGATGATTCGCCCGTGTCGATGTCTTTATAAACGCGGTTTACAAAGTCCGCGATGATCGTGTTCAAAACATAGCGGGGAGTTTTTGACGTGACCTCTTTGACCACGAGATAGCGGTCAAGATAGCGCTCATAGCTCGCACATTCGATGCTCAAGTATTGCAATGGGCCAACCGCCTCATTGCTCACCTTTACGATGGTACCGCCAAAGATGGCCGTCGCCCCGTCGCTGATAAGCACGGCATCGTCGAGGCTTGGGGTGTAGGTCTTCGAGCCATACTTTGAAATGCGAAACGAGGCCGTATCAATCTGATTTGATGCGACCTGTTCGACGGTGACACTCGTCCAATCTATGAGGCTTGATTTATCAACCCCGCCAATGCTGATCGTGATGGCCATATGCTACGCAATACGCGCATTTGTCTGTAATTTCTTGATGATAAGGTCGCCGATTTCATTTGCGACCTGTGTCGGATTGCCGCCGATCATCGTGTTGACGCTCAAGTTGAGCGTGACATTACCACCACCACCGCCCGAAACTCTTGGCATAATCGTACCGCTTTGATTTGGGACAAACATTTCTGGCCCATTCTCGCCGACGATGTAAGGCGTGCCGGAGTACACCGGGCCACCAAGGGCGCGACCACTGATTGCGCTCATAACGGCGCCAACTCCCGGCACTGATCCGATAGCATCACGCGCCGCATTGAAGGCATTTATTGCCGCGTCTCGCATGACGTTGAATTTAGAGATGATCCACTCGAGTGCGTCGCCCACTTTACCTATACCGCCGGCAATAAAATCAAGAGCCGGCTGCAATATCTCGTAAATAGTGGCTGCGGTTTCTGCAAATCGTGAGATGAGTGTAATCACAAACTCGATAGTGCGTGATATGACCTCGATCAAGATACGGATTGCAATGATTAGAACGGCGCCCACTACTTTGGCGATAGCCTCAAATAGCGGCTCGAGTGGCTTCATTGCCTCAAATAGTCGAGACAATGCCGGCATGAGCTCGTCTTGCACCACCTTATAAATGCGATCAAACGCCTCTTTGAGGGCGGTAATGATCCCGGTCTTGGCATCGAATTCGGTCGCCATTTGGACGAATTGGTCTTTGAGAGCCAAGAATTTTGCCTCAAGTTCCTCGACGGATGGCATCACCTCCAAGATTTTATTGGCAAGCGGGATGATCGCCTCATTGATGAGCTTGATGACGTAAGGCGATAACACCTCGCCAACGGATTCGGACAAATTACCAAGTGCCACATTCATCTTGGCAAAGCCACCCTCGACCGTTTGAGATGCGACGTCATTCGTATATTTGAGATTTTGCGCAAAGCCCTCATTGATAGCGGCGACCTTTTCCATTTCAGTACCAAACTCGATCGCCTTTTGCTGGGCTTCGGTGAACCTGATACCGCTCTTTTCGAGGACGCCAAATTGACCATTGAGAGCCTTGGCAATTGTGTTGGCGGTCGTCGCAAGCTGTTCACCGGATGCACTGACGCCAAATTGATTGACGGCCAAATCGGCAAGTGATCCACCAAGACCGCGCACGGCTTCATTTGAGAGGCCGAACGTCGACAATTGAGCGAGACCTGTTTTGATATTATCACCATCGAGCACACCTTTGCGCTCAAGCTCGTCCGCAAGGTCACTCGTGGCTTGTAATTGCTCGCGTGTCGCCTTGGATACGTTCAAGACGGCATGCTCAAGCATAGCCTGTGCCTTTTCGGCCTCGGCATAGTCTGCAACGCCTTTGACGCCAATAGCTACGGCTGCCGCACCGGCTACCGTCCCCAAGCCGACCATGGCCTTGCCCACACCTGCCGCTGCGCCACTTAGACCGCCAAACGACTTGCCGACGCCCTCAATTGTTTTACTTGCCTCATCACGAGCCTTGATGACGGCGGTTATTTGCTGCTCTTGAGCCATATGCCTCCCATGGTATCACGAAAAAACACCGCGCGGGCGGTGTCATTTTCTTGCCTCACCTTCTGCCTTCACCATAGCGATGACTGTGTGCAAGAATTTCCACGGTTGCGCGGTGTATTCTTGCCATGTCCAGCCATAACGCTCGCATATGATGGCGGCAACCATCTCATCCGTCATTTGTGGCCTTGCAACCGTGCTATTGCCGAAGTAGAGACGCCACTCGGTATCAACTCCGGCTATTTGGGGTCACTCGTAAGAAAATCAAGGCTTTTGACGATTTCCTCGTATTCATCACGGCGAAGGTCGAGAGCTCTCTCGAGTACCTTGTCGGATGATCCGGCCAAGCTCACGATGCCGACCTCGATGAGTTTGTACTCGCTGGCCTTGGTCATGGCTGGCATATCAATCTCGCCAAATTCTGGTTGCACGCCACGGCCATCGTCTGACATGCGGGCTTTGACCTTCATAGCCGCCTGCGGGGCTGATTGATAGGCGTGGAATTCTTTGCCTGTGAGGTAGGCTTTGACCTCGTACTCGGTACCCTGTTTGGTGACTAGCTTTTTTGTCTCGCGTTCCATAGTTATTTGATAAATTTGCGGTCTTTGAGTGTCGGCAAATTGTCGACGTAGCCCTTGTAACCGTTATTGTAATGAGCTTTGAGCCAATTCGGTGGGCGGTAGCCGTAATGCAAATGTGGGCCGGATGAAAAGCCACTATTGCCCGAGAGCGACAAGATCGTATTGAGGCCAACCTTTTGACCCTTTTTGACGTATACCTTGGTCATGTGACCGTAAATCGTTTGGGAGCCATCGTCATGGACGACGCGCACATATAGGCCGTACCCTGCACCGCCTTGATTGACCACCTCGCTCACGATGCCGGGAGCTGATGGGTAGACATAGACGTGACCCTTCGGCGTCTCGGCAAAGCGCACCCGGTAATCAATACCGTTGTGCCCCTTCATACCAAATTGGCGATAAACGTCGGGGCGCGCCCCAAATGTTTGGGTCACATAGACCCTTTTGACTGGATGATAGTGTTGCATAATTGGCTTATCTTATTGCTTTTTTTAGCTTTTCGGATGGCCTGAATTTGAGAACGTGCATGTCGGGACAAGTGACGACCTTGGTCGTGTCCCGCAACTTCGGCATATTTCTTGCCCGTCGCAACTTTCTTTTGAATGTCCCAAAGTTCTTGATCCGTACCTCGCCGCCTTTGGCAAGCTCGTCGGTGATGATGGCAAAAGCCCCCGGGACAATGTCCGCGAGGGCTTTATTGCCAAACCTGCGACGGAGCTCGCGGATGAGCCCGCCCGTATTCATACGTTTAGGCTTCGGCGTCGACGCCTGCGTTCTCATCGACCACGGTCTCGGCTTCTGGTGCCACTTCGGTCGCCTTTTCTGCACCGCCTTCGGTACCATGACGCTCGTCACGTTCATCACTCTCGGCCTGATATTCGGCTTCAGTAGCGTCTTGATAATCATTGGCGAGGTAAGTGTCGCGCTTCTGATTGAGTTCGGCCTCGGTCTCGGCTTCGAGACGGATGAGGTTGAATTTGCCCTCGCCGTCGACGATGAGCTTTTTCATGTAAGCAACTTGTGACATAGGTTTTTGATACAAAGATGATTTATACCCTAACTATAACACAATTTCGAGTATCAAAAAACCGCCTGTGTATAACTAGCGGCGGTCTTTCAAGTCTTTGACGTCTGCACGCACTTCTTGCGTTACCGTATTCAATTGTTTGATCTGCTCACGAAACCCGATCACCTCGTCGCGGATACTCGAGACATTGCTCACTTGTGCACGCACGTCCGACAATTGATCCTCGAGCCCATTGATGCGCTGATACATGATCCCAAAGCTCATCGCGGCGCCTGCAATGGTGATTATGAGACTTGCAGGAACCCAAGTATCTTTTGAGAAAAAGGATTGTTTTGGCGCTTCATTCGTCCCGCTCGCGTCTTCGGTTTGCGTCGCCATATTATTTTGGATCATCGGTCTTGCTGCTTGCATAGCCTTTATTTGCGTAATAAAACGAGAAAACCATGGATGCAAGCGCAAAGAAGTCTTTGCTGTCGAGACGCCCAAAGAAAAAGCCCACGCACACGGTGAGTGCCATTATGAGCAAGACAATGCGCGTGGTGCTTATCTTCATACTTTAGACGTAACTAGCAACAGGGTTGCGAACGGTCACGGCGATTGATTGCGCATCCGTCTCCGAATAATGAGCCTTGAATTTGAGGCCGATAAGCGTGAGGTCACCGCGTGAATATGTCGGGGTAGCTTCTTGCAAGACAACACGATAGAGGTCGATCGTGATGGTTGGGTTTGAGGCGGCGCCAATCGTGACGTCTGTATTGGCGAGCTTGAAACGCAAAGCCTTTGCCGTACCTGCCAAGAGGTCGGTCAAATAGGTGTTGTCATTCATCACAATCTCGACCTCAATGTCACACATAAATTGCTTATTGATGACGTCGGCTTGAGCAATAGAACCAAGGGCGCGGTCGTCCTCGACGTTGCTGTTCATCGTGATCTTGAAATTGCGGATATTGATGGCGTCCGCTGCTGCTAGACCTGCCTGCGTGGATGCCAATTTGAATTGGGCATGTTGTGGCAAAAAGGTGTACTCGGTTGCATAGCTGACGGTGCGTGCCTGTGTTGCGCGAGCCTTGCCGCGCACGTTGGCGGTGAAGTTCACGAGGTCGTCGGTCGTGGACGCGATCTCAAGAGACCCAAGCATACAAAGCGTATGGTCAAAGCCACCATTTGGCTCCTTTTTGTGAACCGTAAGCGATGGGTGTTGATTGCTTTGAGCCAAAGCCATGACGTGATCGTATACACCGGTCTCAACCAATGCCGGAGTGTCCGAGCCAAGCAATGAATAAAACAAAAGGCCGATCGCACGATCGCGAATAGGGCCACCAATTGAACCCTCCAAGAATGTGCCGACAACGTGAGAGTTGCGGCTATCCTCAAGAATACCCGAACGAGAGCCATCGACGGCCATCATGGTCTTATCGACGGTTGAAATATCCGCCCACTTTACGCCGTATTGAGGCGCGACGGCGGTGCCTCGGGTTGATTCGAGAGCGATGCCCGCTTGCAGTAAGTCACCAGTGTATTTGCTCATAAAAATGGGTTATTGGTTGATGTAATCCTCGTAAAGTTTCACGGCTTCGGCCTGTGATTCGGCCTTGATCGTGATTGGTGGTTTGCCGTTATCTCCGGCGAATTGCCACGCTTGCGTCTCGGCCTTTGTTTTCTCGGGCTTCATCGCTTTGTTTTTGCTCTCGTTTATCATACGCTTTTCATTATAGCACGGTCTCGGTTAGGTCATGTCCATGATCTTGCGAGCACGAATAACGATTTGCTCTTTGCGTACTTGCTGGCCTTTCCATGTCGTGAAGGCGCTTTGTGCGGACACCGGCATGATGCGCCCATCGGCTACCCCACCAAGATGAATGTTTGCCACGCTCGTAAACTCTTGCAGAATAGCATCGACCACCGCCTCGCCCTCCATCTCAACCGCCGCGCGGTCAATGTTGTCGGTGCGTAAATAGACATTGATGGCAAAGACATAGGTGTGCATGTCCTCGAGGTTGGTGAAATAACTCGGCTCGTCATTGACGCGGACAATTTCGGCACACGGGAACGCGTCAATGACGGCGGCATCGCTAAATTGTTCGCCGTTCAAGACGGCATTGATGACGGGGGTATCCTCCAAGACCATGGCATCGAGCACCGATTTGATACCGGCACGAATTGCGACAAAGCTCATAAAATAGGGGTTTATTTGAGGTTTTCAAGAATAAGGCGCACGGCTTCGGCAAAATGATCGTCGACTTTCGGTCGAGCTCTCTCAATGATGCGTGGCATAAATGGGTTGGGTTTTGTCCCCGGATGACGCACTGACTTCATAGGATGGGGCGCACCGGGCCAATAGAGACCACCGCCCGGGCGAGCGGTGATGACATGGGGCTTAGTACCCTCATGCACGAAAATGGCATATTCAACCGTTGGGGCTATCTTGGCGAACAGTCGCCCAAAGACAATACCCTCGCCGAATGATTGGACGAGGCGACCCGTTTTCCAAGGCACGACACCGCGCACGGCGTTCTTTGACACCTCGGCCGCGCTGGCATTGATAGCCTTCTGCAAATATCTCTCGGTTATCTCGGGAGCCTTTGCAAAGGCTTTTTGTATTTGATCGAGACCTTCGATTTCGACGCTATAGCTAGCCATATAGATTCAGTATAGCAAAAACGCCCCGCTTTTAGGCAAAGCGAGGGCGCTGATAACGCTGAATGATTCTTTTGTCGAGTGGATCGGTGAGCAACGTCGACCATGTGATGCTGACCTCTTGAGATGACATTTGTGATTTGCCGTCGTCGGTGCGCTTATTGAATAGGGCGAGGGTCAAGCGTTCGCAAAGGTCGGTCAACTCCCATGGCAAATTATGGCTTGCTGGCGTGTCTTCTGCTGCGAAGTTGATGAGATAGCCGCCCGTGTAGGTAAAGCGCAACGTATTCGTCCCGGAGACGCCGCCGTAGACCCTCACGATGCCATTATTCTCGTATCCAAGACCATCCTCGACCTCATACTCGGAGCCCAACAAATCCGTCCATGCTGGCACGTCCGGGGTGCCGGCACGATATTGAGCCGCCGTCATGACCGTGATTGGCCAATTGCGTAAAAAAACCATCTGCTGGCCCTGATCCTTTGAGTAGACTTGTTCCGTATAGGTTGCCGCTTTGAAACGACGGCCACCACATTCTTGCTCAATAAGATCGGTAGCCTGAACAATCAAACGCTCGAGTAAAGTGTCATGCGAAGTGTCGGCCGATGGTATATCACGGCGCGCCTTCACTTTGGCCAAGGTTGTGAGTGCGTAGGATGGTAGGGACATAGTGGGGTAATGCTCACGCGCAAACCCCCGATAACTCGGGGGTTGTTCGCGTGTTCACTAGACGGATGCGTCTGGTGCTTGGCGTGGGTTGAATTCGTGAACACCCAAGAGGGCGGTCACTGAACCCGGCCATGATGGCGTGTTACCTGCGAGGGTAGCACGGGCAAACATATAACGCTTGCGGGAGCCGGTACCGAGACCGGACACTTGGATCTTTTTGACCGTGTTGTCGGCCGTGATCGTCGTGCTTGCGCCCGAGATAGCGGACGAGCTTGAGCCGTCCGAGTTGTCTGATTCGTGAACGGCGAACGTATAGGTTTCGTCGCCGGTGGTGAGGTCGATATTGCCGGCCGTGATGACAAAACAAACATTGTCATGGCCTGCCGTGTCGATCACCGTTTCGCCTGACGTGGTAGCCGCGTAAACGGCTGGCACGATCGTGAGGGATGCCTTGAGGGCTTCGCCAATTGTGCGGGACATAGGTTTTTAGCTGAAAAGATGAATTATTTACGCTTTTTGAACGCTGATAGACGTGAGGGTTTTTTATCCTCACCGGTGGCCACCTTTTCGGATGGCTCAACCGGTGCGGATTCTTTGGCAACCGTCACGTCCTCGCTTGTGGCGACGCTGATGTGCCCCTGATAGCGGGCTACCTCGTCGGCCGTGAGCATGAGGGTCACACCTTTTTCAATGCGCTCGCCTTTATACGAGATGGCATTCAATACGGTGCATTGCTTGAGGTTGCTCATACTTCACGACTAAGCGGCGTTTGTCTTGATCTGAACGATACCCTCTGGGAGCGTCACGGTGACGGCAACCTGTTCTTTGAATACCATGGCCTTTTGATCGGCGAGGGCGATTTCTTTGCCGCCGAACGAGCCGGATGCAAATTGTTCAAGGCGCATGTCGCGGAGCGTACCAAAGCCAAGACACTTGAAGTTCAAGAACAAACCAAAGTTTGTCGATGCTGCCGATGCCGAAAGGGCTGGCAAGTTGCGGTTGGTATAAACAGGGTAACCAAGGATCGAGCCAACAGGCTGAGGGCCTGCTTCGGATTTAGGATCATTGACAACAAGCTGTGATGCTTGGCTCATGCCACCAACACCCAAAAGATATTGGTTGTTGTCGTCCTTCTGAACGCGAAGGGATGCCCAAACGGTGCGGCTGAATACAAAGCCAGCGTCACCGAGTAAGGATTCCTCGAGGTTGCCGATTGCTTCTGACGAGTCGTCGATGACGTCGTATTCTGCAAACGTATTTTTACCGGATGCGAGCGTGAAGGTCGTCGCGTCTGGGTGGTAGAGAGCACCAACGAAAGGTGCGCCGGTACCTGCGAGAGCCTGCTTGTCGAGCATGTTGGCACGAGCTTCACCAGCGAGGGCGAGCAACCAATCTGCAAGTTCAACAGGGGACGCTTCGAGCAAGTCATTACCGACGGCAAAAGCGAGTTGCCATTTGCGAGCGATAAGCGTTGCCTCTTTGAAGGTCAAAGCGGTCACCGAGCCAGCGGCGTCGATGCCCAAGAATTCACCGGTCAAAACTGAACCCGTGTAAGCAGGGATGCTCATCTGGTTGGACGTCATCGTCCACTGCGATGCCTTTGCGGCAACGAGACCGACCGAGCGAGAGATGCGGACAATAGCGTCTGCAACCTCAACCGGCATAAGGTAACCACCACGGCTATCAATTTCGCCAATGATTGCCTCGTTCGCTTTGTGCGAGCCGAAGGCGACCGCCTTCATAGCGTGAACGAGACCCTTCTTTTGGTCTGAATTCAAGCCGGTGCGATCATAACCGAACAATTTGCCTTCGAGGCGGATCGCTTCGACGGTCTTCTTTACGGATTCGGACACTTCGGTGCCGACAACCGTCTTTAGATTGGCTTGGACGGCCTCGTCAACTGACGATTTGATACCCTCCAAGATTTCTTCTTTGGTCAACATAGGTTGAAAAAGATAAAAATGATTTAGCGCTTCATGTCACGCAAAGCGTTTGCGGTGACGGTGTTGACCGTACGCAATAACCGTTTGAAGGCGAGGTAATCCTCGGCCTCGAGGGTCATTGCTGACTTTTGATCTTCGGCGGGAGCCTCGACTTTCGTCTCGACTTCGCTCTTGGCACTCTTTTCATCCGTTGATTCGAGCAGGGATTCAAGGGCGCCAATGCCCGACTTCATAGCGTCGATAGCTGTAACTATTGTATCACGATTTTTGTTTGATAGCGTACGCCCCTCTTTTTGCTCAATCAATCCTTTGAGGACGGCGGACAAAACCATGCCCTTTTCATCGAGTTTGATCTCGGTGCCGACCGTCACATTCTTGAGACGTTCGCAAAGCTCGATGACAAGGTCGCCGCCTTGGTCGGCTTCGACGGTATCGAGATAGTAAGCATCAAGAAACTTGTAAACCTCGGCGAATACGGCCTCGATCAATGGGTATTTGTGCATCTGGCGGTCTTGAGCTTCGGCAATAACGTCCTCGGTCATGCCTTTGGCTTCGGTCTCGACGGCTTCGACGGTCTCAACTGGCGCCGCTTCTTCGATAACCTCGGCGATTTCTTCATCGACAACCTCATCGCTTTGGATAATGGCCTCGGCTTCGGATGGGATGCCAATCACGTCGCCAACCTTGAGACCTTCCTCGGCAAGCCCCGGATTGTTCGCGAGGTCTTCTTCGGTGAGAACATGGTCAACAAACTCGCCACCTTCTTCGATCTCGGCCTCTTTGATGAACGTCTTGATCTTGCCAATAGCCTCGGCATCAACTGCTTTGACGGCCAAGAGACGGGCATTTGCATTGGCTGGCACGGCGACGAAACTGATCTCCATGAGCTCATTGACGCCCTTGCCGTTTACCATGCGGCGACAAAAGCCAACCGACACCGTATCAAGCACGCCCTCGTCGATCATACGTTTGACCATGACGGCTTTTTCGGTGATCTCGTGAAAGGTAGGCACAAACTTGAGCGTCTTGCCTTCTTGCCAAACCTTTTTGGCAATACCGACAATGGCCTCGACACGATAGTCGTGGTCAACCAATAGGCGCGGTGATTTCAAGAATTGGGTCAAATCCCATTCGTCGGCTTTGACAACTTCGCCTTGACGGTCGAGCGTTTCGTCGGATGCGATAAAAACGATCTCGCCGCTTTCGGCTTTTTCGATGGTGGCCTTGAGAGAGTGGCGCACGATGTGGCGTTTGTTTGGCATAGATAGGTTATTGCTTTGATTTCATTGTAACACGTTAGGACACTGATATTGTCTCTGGTCTCAAGTAACAGCGGCAGTTTGGATGCAGTGGCGGGTTTTCTACCGCCGCGTAATCCGTATTGATGACACCGCCATCGGCGCCGACAATCTCGTCATTCTTGCCAAAGAAACCCTCGTCAATGCCGACAACCGTGTCTTGCATTGGCCCACAAAACTCGCAAACCATCTCATCTTCGGCCGTGTACCATTTCACCTCGCTCACAACGCCCGACTGCTGCCATGCCTCGCGAGTGGCAAAGTTAGCCGTTCTGAATGTCTCGGTCTTGGCGACGCGCTCGGCGCGGGTCTTTTCTGAAAACTCCGCAACTTCTTGAATGCGCGCGGTGAGGTCGCTGATACCTTCACCGGCATCGAGGCCGGCTTGTAATTTCTCCTGCAAAAGTGCCGTCGTCTCTTTTTGATACTCCTTTGCCATGAGCTGGATGCCTTTGGCGAGGCTCTTTTGCACGCGCTCGTCATTCTCGTCGAAGGCTTCACCGATCAATTCGGCTGCCGCCTTGCCTTCTTTGGCAAGTATCGACTGATAAATTGGGCTCGTGAGCTTGATAATGGTCGAGACCTCGTCCTCATCGTCGAGTAAATCCTCAATGTCGACCGCCTTTTGCCCTTCATTGAGTGAGGCGGTGGCACGTTCGCCCATCCCTGCCGCGTACTTTTTCATCGTCTCACCAAAATCCTTTTCCTCACTGCTCATGCGCTTGACCATAGCCTCCCACTTTGGTGCCCAATCGCCGGCAATAGCGTCCTCAATCTCCTTTTTGCGCATGGCTTTGAGTGAGGCATGTACCGTGTCGGCGATTTTATCAATGCCGTGCTCTTTGGCTGCTTTACGCTTGGCGCTCTCGGTCTTCACATGGTTGGCGGTCAATCCTTTCTTTTTGATGCTGACGGCTGGCGACGTGATGGCCTTAGTTTCTGGCTTGCCGACCTCAACCTGCAAGCTCGAGCCCATGACGGCGTCACCGTTCTCAATTGGGGCAAGACCAAACTGGCCACGCACTTCATTGACCGATTTGTATGGCTGATTGCTCAAAGCACTGCGGGCTTCATTCAAGCGGGTCTCGATGTTCTCCGGTACCGGGTCAACATAATCAAGAACAAGGTCGTCACCAAAGCGAGGCACCAAGAACGCATTGAACGTGCGGATAAAGCGCGCCGTCTTTGGTTTGATGGTGTGCTTATTGAAAACATACTCGAGCGTTTCGGCGCTGGCACGATTCATGCTTTCACCAAGGCCAAGGCCAAGAACCACGCCCGGCACGCCGTACATGGCAAACAATTCATCGCGGGACATGGTGCGGGTCTCGCTGAATTCCATGTCTTTCGGCTGGCTGGTACCCGTGGCAACCTCAACACCCTCCGGCAAGAGGGCAACACGGTGCTGCTTGCCTGCACCAACGTGGCGATCCTCGAACGATTCGCGCAAGGTCTTGATCGCTTCTGGCGTGATGCCCGTGGTCTTGAACATGAGACCCGGATTGGCTCCCATGAAAATCGAGCGGTTCCACTGGCGACTTGCCGCGTCTGCCTCAATGGCGTCGATAGCGGCGGCGGTTGGGCCAAGTCCCTGATAAGGGTTAGCCGGTGACGGGATGCGCAACTGGATGATCTCATGCGTCGCAAAGGTCTTTTTGATTTGGCCGTTATCGTACTGGTAGCCCGTGATGATCTCCGGCAAAGCGCCAGCAATAGGCGTTACAAAGTCCGGGCGCAATGGATACATGGCGGTCGGCATGCCGTTCTCATCTTGGACGCCCTCCAAATAAATATAAGCATTGCCGGTCAAATCCTCGTGCATGGATAGGATCTCAAGAAACTCGGCACGTTGCATTTGTGCATTCGGACGATTCAAAAGATCAAGCAAAGGGTGCTCGTCGAGTTGCTCCCACTCGGTGCGCTCTTTGCCCGTCTTGCGATAAAGCTCGATCTCCATTGACCCGATGCTTGTCGCGATGCGACGCACACACGCATAAACCCAACCCGACGCTTGTCGCATGAGCACTGACGCCGAAACGTCACCCGGCCCACGATAGCCAAATGATCCGATAATAGGGGTCAAACCAAGGCGCGCCTCTGTTTTGCCGCCGATGAGGGCGCGGGCGGCTGCTCGAATATTTGCGAAGATGCTCATAATGATTGCATTGTAGCACCTTTATCTATAACCAAACGACCTCGGTTGTGCTTAGGTGGCTCTTTGAGAGCCCAAGCACGAGATAAACAAAGGCATCAACAAGATCATCATGCTCGGCAACGCCAAAATTCACGAGCTGGTCGATCAGTTCCTCGCAACCCGTCTCGGCAAATTCAATCGTCCCGTCTTGGATAAGAGGGGCGACCACCTGCAAGCGGGCACGCTTGTCACCGATAGGCTTCACGGCACGGGCATTGATACCCTCGCGCTTGAACACCTCAATTGCTGCCGCCTGATAGGCCACATTTTCAACAAAAAACTGCATCCATGGGTCGCTTGATTGCACCACCTTGAGCTTGGACGTGAGCTCGAGCAAAGTGAGCTTTTCATTGAGGGGGTGAGGCTTGATGTAAATCTTGCGAGTAGCACCGAGCACGCCACCAAGACCGCCCACGCCTGCCGTGCTGTCTGCCGTCGATGACTTCGAGATGGCAAGATCGACGCCGGTGCCGGATGCGTTGTGTTTGAATTCGGCCGGGATGTTCTTATAGGTCTTGATCCATTCCTCTTTGACCTCTTGCCCGTCCTCGGGGACAATCTTGCCCTCCATTTCACGCAACCAAATGCGCTCATTGCCGAGCTTTCTCTTTTCCACCTCAATGTCCTCTTGGCTCTTGAATTTCTGCCACCATCGGGGAGTGAGCCCGGTATACTCGGGACGCTTGGGCGCTGTCTCATCGAAAAACATGTAACGCAAAAACTTGCCCGTGATCTTGCCCGTCTCGACGGCTTTCTCGAGGGTGCGCATGAGACCATCCGAATGCAGAAGATTACCAAAGACCACCACTTGAGAGACCACACCCGGCGCCTTGCCGCCAATACTCAAGACCTCGGACGTAAACCACTCATAAAGACCACGACGCTTCACCTTTGAACGTACCGACTTGATGCTCTCAAGATCGTCGCAAATCACTAGATCCGGGCGGCGATCACGATGGCGAAGACCACGAATTGATTGGCCATAGCTGTGAGCACTGATGCGGGCATTGTACTTGTCGACGACGAGAGTGGTCTTGTGCCATTCTTCGATGCCATCCGGGGACGCTCCCACGGGCTTGAATGGCCCCCAATCCTTTATCAAGACCGCCCACGCCTGCCGTGCTGTCTGCCGTCGATGACTTCGAGATGGCAAGATCGACGCCGGTGCCGGATGCGTTGTGTTTGAATTCGGCCGGGATGTTCTTATAGGTCTTGATCCA